CACGTAGAGGGGTTGCGTTGTCCCATCGGGGAGGGGGAACGGCGAGACCTTCACCAGGTCGTCGATCTGGTTGAGGGCGTTCGCAGGTGAGGAGACCGTGCGTCCGATGACCCCATCGAACTTGAACAAGCCATCGTGATCGCCGACCACCCGACCATCGAATGCTTGAAGCAGTGCTTCCAAGTCGTTGACGATGGTGTTGTAGTAGGCGAGCGTCCCACGCGCGATGATGTCCTGGTTGGCCAGATGGTTCTCGTTGAAGAAGATCGACGTCCGACCCTGGTTGTAGATGGCAGGAGACGAGGAGTTGGACGTCATCGGGCCACTTGTGGTCGTGCCCGTAGAGTCCTGTTGCAGCTCCTGAGAGTACTCCCCTCGGAAGTTCGTCATCGACTCAACCCGGTAGTAGAAGCTATCCGGGCTGTACGTGTAGTAGTTCGCCATCAGGTTCTGATTGAGCAACCCATTGGCACTGCTCGGCGCGATGACGTTCGTGTAGCTCGCCCGAAAGTGTAGCCCCGCCTGAACCGAGACGTAGCCCGTGTAGAAGATCGAGATTTCCTCGTTGGGCTGCAAGGGCACCGTCACTGTGACGTTGCCGGAGCTGTCGATCGTGTAGTCAGTGGGGGAGCTTAGGATGGTGCCGACTTGACCTATCGTGCGTCGGAAGACCAGGTAGGGCTGCGTGAGCACCGGAACGTAGGTGGTCGTGAGCTTCGTAGCGCTGGCCTCGAAGATGGGCCGCACGGAGTAGCTCAGAGTCTCGACGTCGTACTGGAGGACGGTGTTGCGGGAGATCGTGATGTTCGTGACGTTGGACGTCTCGTTATAGACGACGCCCGTCACCTCGTAGAAGTCCAGCTTCGGTCCTGTCGTGAAGAGCAGGACGGTGCCGCTCTCATACGACGAGCTGCGGTTGCCCGCGATGGTGATGGTGTTCATCCCCTGCGCAACAGGCTGATACGCAGAAAGCTCTGTCTGGAAATACGACGGAACGAAAACCGTAGAGGTCGTTGGCGTAGGACCGGATGCAACGTACAGGTCCGGGTTCTGGTAGTCGTCCGTGAAGGTCTCGTTGCCACCTAGCGTCACGGTCGTCAGACCCGTTAGAGAGCTATACGAGGACGAACCGATCAGGTACACCTGGTCGTGTTCGATGCGCATCAGGAAGCCGGAGGGAAAGCTCGACGCGTAGTCCCCTGAGATCGTGAAGTAGGTGTTGTCCGGGACGACCGCCGGAGCCGTGATGTTCGTATCGCTGACGATGTTGACCTGAGCAAGGTTCACGGGCGGCTGCAAGACCGTCACCGTCTTCTCCCCACCGATCGCCTGGTAGATATAGTAGTCGATGTAGACGTTCTCGGTCGGACCCACGGTAGCCCCGTGAGGCAGAGCGTTGGTCAGGATGGTGTCAGACTGGAATGTGATGGTCGAGTTGACAGGATCGACGATGCACTGCGTGGGGATGACCTGGGGACGACCGCCGCGCCATACCGACTGTGTGGGAGTCGTAGCAACAGTACGCCCAAGAGGGTTGAACTTGAGCGTTGTTGTGGGTAGCGGATGCGGCTCACACAGCTCCTTGCGAACCAGGAACGTGATCGGTTCGACGATCACCGTAGAAGGCGCGTTCGTGGAGGTGTACGTGACCAGGCCTTCCTCTCCTGCGAGGAAGCGCATCGTGAAGCTGATCGTCCCGAGCGCTGGAACAATCGTGTAGTCCGCGCCTTCCGTGAGAAGAAGCACGTAGAAGACGTTGCCGCCCGCAGTTACATCTACCTGCGCGAAGTTCAGGTCACCTGTCGCAGCGCTGACCTCTACAACACCCTGTGACAACGAACTGGGAGAGGAGAAGTCCCCGTCATTGGCGACGACATTGACGGTCGTAGAGAATGTGGAGGTAGGTCCGCTGCCATAACGGAACCGCACCGAGTTCACGAAGTTCGGCATCACGCTCAAGCGCGGCGAGTTTGTGATGGTGCCGAGCGAACGGATGCGCTCGACCTTGGTGTTCGGGTCCACAAGCTCCACCAGCCCGAAGAACCGATCAGCCAGTACCTCCTTCGAGGCGAAGATCTGATAGTCCAGGTCCGAGGATGTCGTGCCTGCAACGTCGGTCGTGAGATGCGTCTGTGTGAACGAGCCACCAGTTGTGTACACACCCTTCGCCGCACCTGACGTCACGGCGAGGAACATGCCAGGGGCGAGGCCATCTCCGATGAAGGTCGCGCTGGTATCCGTGAAGGTGGTCCCAGAGAACGAGCCCGTGGACCCGATCGCGATTTGCTGGTTCACATGCGTGAACGAGAACTGACCCGCAGTCGTGTCGAACAGACCTCCCAGACCAGAGATCGAAGTCCATACCCCAGAGCCAGGAGGGCTTTCCGTGAAGGAAGTGTAGAAGCCCGAGCCCGGCGCTGTTTCGATGGCGAACTGCAACTGGGCCTCGAAGACCAGAGGGCTCGGCAGAACTGCAACGGCCGTGGACGTAGGGAGTAGGATCGTCTGAGCGTTGTTGCGCTGTGCGTACTGAATCAGGGACTGGTCGAAGTTCAGGACGTAACCGAGGCCCGCCGTGGGTGTCGTTGCCTGGTTCGGAAAGTTCGTGGAGGTGAAGCTTCCAGTGCCCTGCGTGACCTCCACCACAAGCGGGTACTGTACGTAGGGGGAGTACGTAGGGTTGTCGATCGGAACGACAGGCAGGAACACCTGTGGCATCTGGATGATCGGGGACTGGAACGTGGCATCCGTCACCTGGTAGATGGCCGCCACGTCCTTGATGGCCGCGTCCGTACCCGCGAGGTCCACGGGGCACCGGAAGAAGCGCATCGAGACGCCACGTTCGATGACGAGGTCCCCGGAGAGCATCTCGAAGGGCTGACCCCCATAAGTGATGCGATCGGCCAGCGAGAACTGGATCTGACCTGTTGTGGAGTCGTACTGCACCTGCCCCTGCTTGCCTACAGGGTCAAAGTCCGCAACAGGTGTGGAGACAGCCTCCTGGAATTGCGTGACGATCACAGCAGCCGACGCACTTGGAGCGGTTGTGCCCGAGTAAGGGGCCGTCAACGTGATGGCCGTCCCCAACACGGTCTGCACCATGTAGAAGACACCGGGCTGCGAGGAGAACGAGATCTGGTTACCTGGGAACAGAAGGCCGGTCTGAGAAGTCGATGCCGTGACAGCTGCGCTTCCTGAGGTCACAGAGAACGTTCCCGTGAGTGCGCTCGTGGTGAGGAAGATGATGTCCCCGCCCGGCGCAGGAATGGGGCTCAGAGAGGTTCCCTGAGGTGATGTGTTCGAGGACACATTGATTGTCCCCAGGGAGTTCTGTACCGGCAGGCTCAGGTTGGCCCCAGTGAGGACTCCGTCATAGTAGATGGGCGTACCGGCGTTGCTCGTGATGTCGGTCGAGTTGAAGTGCAGCAGACCCGTGGTGGTGTTCCACTGCACGGTGCCAATGGCCGTAGTAGTGAACGACGTGACTGGGATCGCTTGCAGGTAGAGGCTGAATCCGATCCGTAGAAGCGGGTACTGCCCCGTCCCTGGGATCGGGGTGAGCAGAAGCGAGTTGTTTCCGATGAGGCCGATGTTGCCATCGGACTGCTGCGTAGAGAACGGCGCCTGCTGCTGAAAGAGGATCGTCTGCCCCTGGTACGAGGGGTTCGTCAGGTCACTGGAGTTCCAGTTGAGCTGACCAGCGGTGGAACCGATCGTCATCAGCTCCACGTTACCCGGGGCAGGGGTTCCGAAGCTTGTGACGAGCGTGACTACAAGCGTGAGGATCGGAGCAGCAGGTGTCCCTAGAGACAGACGGAACGGTGCCGAGGTTGGGGACAGGGAGGTGTTGCTGACCTGTACGGGGACCGAAACCGGCGAGGAGTTGAGCGTGGGGCCGAACAAGCCCAGGTTGAGCGGAACGCTTCCAGGCAGGGGACGAAACTGCTGGTGTTTACCGTCATAAGCAAAGCGCTGGATAGCAGCACCCTCGACGCTGAACCCTTCGTTCTTGGTCCAGCCGAAGATGGCGGACGCGAGCTTCCCGTCCGTCATGACGGTGACGAGGTAGTCCGTCCTGGAAACGTTCTCGGCCGACGAGTAGTAGGCGCTGAACGAGCCGGGGTCAGACTCGAAGTTCGCTGGGGTCAGTGTGAATGGAGAGTTCGCCGCGCCTACGCGCGGGGGCTCCAACACATAACCCGTGATCGAGAATCCCATCCTGTCTGCATCCCTGTCTTCATACGACGGTCCCTTGTCCCACCCCAACAGAGGGAGAGGGGCCGGCTGGCCCTGCGATCGGAGTCACTGTAGTGAAAGCCGCAAAAGTAGTATCGAGTGCGATCCCAATCGCTGTGGCCTTTCGCACCGCCCCTGTACCGGTCATGCCGACCGATGAGAAACCCGCGATCATGGCCGGAATGGCAGAACCTCCTTGGATACGTACTACACCAGCGCCGACACCCACAGTTGTATGAGTTGTCGTGATGATTCCCTGGAGAAAGCCCTCTGTCAGACCAATGGAAAGCCCCAAGATAGTCAAGGGGGCCATGGGCCCAGCGATGCCTTGTGCCGCAAAGCCTTGTGTCAGCCCTGCCGTAATGAGAGGGGTAGGAACTATGAGGGGGGTGACGCCAGCGCCAACCCCAATCGTCCCTGTATCGACAGTCAGTACCTTGGCCAGGACCGTCAGGTAAGTGAAGACCCCCGCAGCCACACCGGACGCGTACTGAAAGACAGCAGGACCAACATGACCTGTCGCGATCAGTGCCGGAGCGATGACTGCCGCGAGTCCCGGGGGAGTGATGGGCATCAGTACGACCTTGAGAGGGCGCAGCCCTGTAGAGGTAGCCCGGTGATCCAATCGAGGCTGGGCGCCCCTGGGGGCATCATGGGGGCGCCACGAGCGATCCCCCAAACGGCCGCTGGACCCCCAAGAAGAATTTGGGGGGCAACGATAGACGCGACGGCTGCTGAGGTGATGGTCACCAATCCCGTAGCCGTGATCGACACAGCGGCGGCCGCCGTCATGCTCACGGCAGCTGCTGCCGTCATAGCGATGGCGCCAGCTCCAACAGTGACCGTGTACGCCCCCGCCCCGACGTTAATCGCGAACGCGCCACCACCGTTGTTGAAGGTCGTGATGCCAGCTGCCGTGTTATACGTGCGGGCGCCTGCGACCACGGAATCCAGAAGGGCACCGGCCAAGATCGTCGAGATCTCTCCACCGGCCACGATGGTCTTCGTGACGATCAAGGCGTAGGTCATGAAGGACTTGTCCGAAGACGTGAGCTGGTAGCCACCGAAGTTGCCCGTGTAGGCGCTCGAACAGGACTGCGAGATGCTGTCGGCCTTGATGGCGTGCCGACCGTTGGCCGTCTCGACGATCTGCCCGTAGGCGTTGAGTATGTAATCTCCGGTCAGCACCTTGTTCTCGTTGCCTGAGACAGTCGTATCGAGCGCGATGGCCTGACCCAGATCGTCTGCGGCAGAACCAGCATGCGTGACCCTCACGGGGCAGTCGTACTCCACGTCAATCGACTGCCCTGATGCCAGGTGCCCGATGCGAGCCTTGATGCCCCCCGCGAAGTCCGCAATGAGCGAAGCCCCGAGAGATGTCTCTGCCCCAAGGAACATCTTGAGCGCGCCGCCCATCGTAACCTCAGCGCTCACGTTCTTGGAGCCACTGGGGTATCGCTCGACAACAGAGCCTGGGACGCTGAGAAACAGCTTGCCCTGCTTGGAGATCGAGCACGAGAAAGGGTCGATCTTGTCCTGCTGCGCGGGCGGGTTGATCTGGAAGAAGAACGCACCTGCGGTGGTGTTCGATTCGAGGTCCGGCTCCGTCGGCAGACGCGGGACCACGTCCATCTTGAACTTGCCGGGGTCCTTCGAGTCCGACCAGGTGTCGTCGAAGATGTGCGGCTTGAGCATCTCGGCATATTGCCGCATACCGTTGCCAGACAAGGCGTCGTTGCCCACGACAGTCCCCATCGCCAGCTCGATGTAGCGACGGACCTGCGTCATCTGGAAGCCGTCGATCTCGTCGCGGACCTCCTGCGAGGCGTCTGTCGTGTGCGAGATCTCGACGCGTCGCTCTGTGAAGGGGATCGCACCCAGTGCGGTACTAGGGTCCTCGAATGAGACCCCGACGTTCGTAGCCGGATAGAAGACTCGGCGGCCGTTGTTGTATGTGACAGGTGGGTAGTCCGTCACGTCGTTGAAGAAACCGAGCACCTTGCCGTTGGAGTTTGCGTACTTGTTCGGACCGTTGTTCACGTCCGGACCGATGGCCTGAAGATCAGTGGCACCGAAGTACCGGTTAGCCGTCGTTTGCAGCGTCACCCCGTCCTTCTGGAAGATGTCCGGCGGAAGGTAGGCCTGTCCACGTCGAATGGGGCCCGCAATCTCGTGGACGCCAGAGGTGTTCTCGACCCTATGGATCGCCTGTGTGATGAAGGTCCGGTCCACGTCACGCAGCTCGACGAAGTCTCCCGCGCGGTTGACGAACTTGGCATCCTTGGTGAGGGCCATCTCCGCGCCCGACGAGGACATGGCCCCTACGTCACCAGGACGCAGCCTCAGGCGCTTGTAACGAACCGTCGGCCCGAGGAACTTGTTGAGATAGGCTACATCGCTGGGGTCCACGGCGGAAGGATCCGTGGGGGCCATCGGATCGAAGTTGAGCGCGAGCCGTGCAGCCATCGGCAAGTAGCCGAGGATGACGCCCTGGTAGATCTTGTCGCTCTTGCGCCTGTACCCGAGGATGACGAGAGAGTTGACCTCTGGTATCCCGCCAAAGAAGCTACGGGGACCGCACATCGCTTGCGACAGATCGACCTCGTAGTGGTCTCCTCCACCCGTGAGGATCTTGAGATCCGCCAGCATGTTGATCTCGTCCACCCGTGTGATGAGCGCGACCTTGATGCCAAACGGATCCCCGCTGTCCGAGAACTTCGAGTCCTTCCTCTGCGTGGCTTCTCGGGGCATCGGAGCCCCGGGCGGTCGAATGAACGGCGGCATTTACATCCTCAAGGGGTTGTTGCGGGCGGGAGCTGCGCAAGCTGAGCCTGCGCGTTTGCGAGTAGCTGCTTGGTCTGGTTGAGCTGGTTCTGGAGATTCTGGATCGTCTGCTGCTTGTTCCCAGGAGTGACGGTGCCTGGCTGAGACAAGCTGTTGATGGCCGATTGAAGGCTTGCGATCTGGCTGTTGTAGCCGGTGATGGACTGCACAAGCTGGGCCCTCGTAGCGTTGTTCTTCACGGACGCACCGAAGTTCTGCCAATTTTGAGACAGAGTGTTTTCAGCACTGTCAGCCTGCTGAGCGATGGCCAGCGGGTTGGTTATCTGGGCGGGCCCCCCTGGACCGTACGGGGGACTGATGTTCGCGAACCCCCCGCCCTGCGTTCCGAATTCAACGTTCTGCACCAGCTCCTGGTCGCTCTGCGAGATAAGGGACTGCTGGCTCGGATCAAGGTTCGTGGGATTGCCGCGTAGAGCGTTCTCGTACTGCTGGTGAACCTGGTCGAGCTGGTTGTAGAGGTTGTACAAGAAGGTATCGATGGTGTTTTCCACCTGCGCCTGAGACATCGGGACGGACTGCGTATCGACAACAGGGACAGGTGCGTTCGTTGCCGAGGCTGTCGCTGGGGCGAGATTAGCCTGATCGGGTGTAGCTGCACTTGGCATCGAGAGTGTCTTGACACTGTAACCGTTGCCCGAGGCGATGAACGCAAGGTCAGAACGTCCCAACAGACAGGCGCAGTCGTAGTCGGTCTGAGCACCGTCGATCTTCGGTGCCAGCTCGTAGAGGGTCAGGCCAGTGGAGAGTTGCCCGGCTTCCGCACTGGCGGGGAGTCCCTTCTGTTGCGGTGACCCATAGGTGTTACTGGAGGGGTCTCCCAGCATGGGGTACGCCCCTTGTGTGGGCGGTGTGTAGTACTGCTGTGTGCCCGTGTCAGGGTTCGTGAAACCTGCGGTCTGGAGATCCTCAGGAGTGAGCGTCGCAAGAGCGGCTGCCGGGTTCAGGGATGCATTCGTGAAACTGGTGATCCCTTGGGATTGCGCATTGAGGGTTGCATAGAGGTCGCCGCCAAGTGCGGTCTGCTCAGACACCTTGGCCATCGAGTTCTTCTGGCCTTGCCCCTGCACGACCAAGTTCCCGTCCCGCAAGACCACCCCACGGCCGTAGCGGAACACCCCTATGACCTCGAACCCTCGTTCATCAGAGACAGGCCGGATGACGCTAGACGCCCCTTGGAGTTTGGTGCCTGAGAGACCGTTCACGGTGAGATTCGTATTCGGGAAGAGGAGCAGCTCCTTGATGATGTCGCCCTTGTCGAACGCGTAGACGTAAGTGCCCGCAGAGTTCAAGCCGTACTGGTAGCGGTTGTTGAGATACTGCTCACGCACGCGTGTGTCTGTATTTGCAGCCGTGAACGGCGTGAGCACCTGCGAGGCTGTCTGGTCAAGAGTGTTCTTGAAGCGCTTAGCGTTTGCCGGAAGGATGTCAGGGTTCGAGGAACCCTGAGCGCGCTGACCCGCCGCCTGCCCAGTCTGATCTGTGGTCCCCTGAAAGGACCTGGTGAACATCATGACCGCGTTGGGGTAGCCGACCAGACGCCCTGTCTTCTTGTTGCGAAGAACCAGAGGAGCGTACGGGTTGTTCTGGTTGCCCGTTGGCTGTGGAGGGGTCGGCGGGAAAGTCGCCGACGAGCCCATCTTCAGGTCGAAGGTGCTGTGAGACAGCTGGCTGTTCGTGTACGTGACGTTCGGTTGCGCTGGTGTAGCGGGGGGAGCCTGTCCGCCAGCCTTTCCAAGGGTAAGCGTGCCGATACCTTGAGGAGCGATGAACTTCTTGCGCCTGGCCGTCAGCGTCAACGAAGTTGTGGCTCTGCCGCCGTATGCGATGTTGTGGCTGATGCCGCTGACGTACCAGATCTCGTCCCTGGGGGCGATGTACACGGGGAAGCCAAGGCGAAGCTCAGGGCGAATCGGGATCGTCACTGTGGCTCGGTTGCGGCGGGCGTTCCACCGGTCGAGCATGTCCATCCCGACGTAGAACATCTTGTTGTTGTCGCCCAGGAACTCCGAGTTGAGCGTCTGCGTTCGCCAACCGTACTGACGGAGCAAGTGGTAGTCCGTGACAGAGGTCATCGGTGTTAGCTCTTGCCCGAAGCCGTAGTCCACGTTACCGCCGTAGCTTCCCTGGATGACGATCTGAGTGACGACTTCGGACTCAGAAGCGGAGAAGTACCAATCGATGATGTCGATGTCCTGGATCCAAGAGAGAGGCTTATTGCCCAAGACGTCCAGGTTGTAGAACGGGGGCTTGAAGACCACACTTCCGTCCACGTCCATGTAGAACTCGAAACCGATGGACTCCTTCGCAGCCGTCGCCAGTTCGAGCTTGGTCTGGTACTCCGAGTTCCACAGGGGGACGTCGAGGTTGAGGTTGCTGCGGAAGGCCACGACCTCTTCGTCTGTCGGGTCGAAGACAGTCTGCCCAGAGTTGGGGCCACCCATCGCCTGCGCGATGCTCTTGGCTACCCAGTGCCTGCCGATCTGTACTTTGCCCGTCTGCACTTGCTCGTTGAGCACGTCGCCACGAACAGCAGTGCCGTTCGCCGCATAGAGCATGAGGCCACTGCGGATGCGTTGAAAGCGCTCCTCCCAGTAGACAGCGAGGTCCGCGAAAATGCCGTTGAACAGGTTCGCCTGCGCGCCGGACTCCCGGTACTGCGCTACAAGGCCGCCGGTACCCACGATAATGTCCCCGAACGACTGCTGCGCCAGGGTCCAGATGATGTCGTAGGGGTTGCAGCCGAAGAACGCGTTTCCGAAGAGCGACATCCCCATACCGCCCGGATGCGGCGACGTATAGGCGCTGTTCGTGGCCATCTTGCAGACTTCCCACCACTTGAGGATGTCGGCGCAATGGACAGAGACAGTGTGCTCTCCACCGGAGTAGCTGTCGTTGACCTCCGTGATGAGGCCCCAGAAGATAGGGTAGTACTGGGGCAGGCCCTCCACGAGGAAGTGGCCCTTCGTGTAGATCTCGACCTCCATCATGGGACAGAGGATGGGGCTGCTGTCGAAGAAGAAGTCATCCACGGCGTGACGTGGGATCGACAGGTTGAAGCTGGCCGAACCGGGCACGCTGTCGATCGACAGGTCCACCTGCACTGAGGTGATGTACTTGTTGATCGGGAAGGACTTGTTGCATACCGGACAGCCGATCACGTCCGAGTTGCCGTTGATGACCACAATCGTATCCGGCGCCGTGACGACAGTCGGACGGATACCGTTGACGTATGTGCCTTGAAAGGGACTGCGCGCCATTAGACCTTACTACCTGTTCCCGAAAGAGTAAGACCGCCAGCACCCACGTTCGCGATACCTGTATCGAAATTCGGTTGAATGGACGGGGTTCCGTCCAGATCAACGGGGTTGCCAATGGTGCCAGGAGCAGCATCCAAATCGACCGGGTTGTTGATGGTGCCAGGAGCAGCGGCTTGGATCGATGCGGAAGCAATTACTGGGGGCTGCTGCACCGTGAAGCCGCCAGCAGGGATGTTGTATGTGAAGTTCGGGTCCGCCACTTGGTCGAAGATGAACGTTGCTCGTGCAGTGAACGAGAAGCTGTACTCCAACGTGTAGGGCTCGCTGTCCGTCTCTGTGACCGTGAAGTTGTCGAAGGACCCGACGTACATCGTGTAGTCGAAGTAGATGTAGACCGAGCCGAGGACAGAAAGGTTCGTGGGGCCTCCCCCAAGCTCGTCCGATGACGGCAAGTAGATGCCCGCGTTGTTTCGGTAGATCTGGTAGAGCGACAGGAAGTTCTGGTAGGACAGAGAGTACTGTCGCGCTGTTCGGGTGACACCCGGACCTGTCGTGTCTGTTGTGGTGTCGATCGCCTGGAACGCTGCGACCTTACCGGAGCCCTCGATCTTGTCCTGGTTGTCACCCCAGTGTTCCACGACATCCTGAGGTCCAAGACGAGTCCAGCTACCGTCCGCGATGACCTTTTCGTTGTTGACCTTGAAGGAACTCGGATTGACGAGGAATTGCAGAGGCGGGGTCTGCGCCATCTGCGTGATGAGCTGTTGTGTAGCCAGGGCCATCGCACGCTGAGCCTGCGCATAGGTCGTGGCTGTGTTCGTGGCGTTCTGGAGGTTCGTGTTCTGCGATGCTGCGAGCTGAGTCCCGGCTTGAGCACTGGCTACACCACCAGTACTTGCCCATGCAGTAGATGTGCTTGGGTCTATCTGACCGTTGGGGCCATAGCTGATGGGGGAGAGGCTAGACAGCAGCGCGCCCGTATCCAGGTTGCTGGGGTTTCCGATCTGATTGACAAGCCCCGGCTGAATCTGACCAATGAGGTTCGCATAGGCGTTCACCTCAGCATCCGAGGTCCCCATGTACCCACGAAGGGCCTGACAGTACGCCGTAGCATCCCCTGCTTGTGCGGCAGCCTGAGCCTGCGGACCCCCAAAGAGTTGTATGTAGTTGATGAAGCTTGAGGCTCCGGCCTGCGCGCTGTCGTACGCATTGAAGTAGCGCGTCTGCCCGTTGACCTTCACTTGGAAGGTGTTCTGGTTGTTGAGTGTTGGTGAATTCGCCGTGTAGTTGCCGATGAAGCCGGGGTTGTAGCTCGGCCATTTGAGGCTCGTTTCCGTCTGAGACTGCGCAACGTACATCGCAAGCTCTTGCTGCGTAGGATCCCTCTGGTACTTCTGCTGGTAAGCCAGGAGAATGGCAGCGGCGGCTTGCTGCGGGGTCAGCTTGTTGTAGACGGGTGGTCCCTGATTGGCCCCTTGAACACCAGGAACAGTGGTCTGCGAGCTGGGCTGTCCGCTCGTCATCGCTGTAGCTGGGCCCGTGCCGTTGCTACTCCGGTCAAGCGTGCGTCCCGTAGGCAAAGCAGACGGGGGGATGAGACCCACCACAAACAGCTTCTTGCGCTGGTCGGGATTGTACATCGCATCGGAGACGGGGATGAACGCTGCCCCCATCGGATCCGATTGCAGCACAAGCGACTGCGTGAGCTGCGAGAGGAACTGGAAGTAGACCGCAGGCGAGTAGTAGTTCGCGTTCTGCGCGATCTGTTGGTAAGCCGCAGTGTTCGACGGGTTGGTCTGGCTGGGGGAGCTATTGTTCGGCATGCCTCACGTCCCGTTCTTGAACGCTGTGATCACAGCTTGTTCTGAGGGTGTGTAGTACGCCTGGCCGCTTCCCACTGCGGCACCTATCGAGGAGGACTCTGAGGCTACAGCGCCTGAGGTGATGTTGCCGATGGCCGTACCGGCGGCCTGCGACTGCGTGGCGGCTGCGACCTGTTGCGTCGTCTGATTCGGGGGAGGTGTGACCTGGAAGTTTGCAGACTGGAAGGCAGGCGTACCGATGTACCCGTTTGGAGAGACGCCCTGACCGGTGGGGATGAGAGTGATGGCCTGCTGGACCTTAAACGACCACGAGACCTTGAACATGAACGGAGTGTCGTCCGTCTCTTCAACCTCGAACGTCCGAAAGTAGCCGATGTACGTCCCACGGTCGTACATGAGCATGACATTGCCCTGAAGGACGATGTTGCCGTAGGGGTCGAAGACAGACCCGTTGTTGCGATAGAGGTCGTACAGATCCCTGTAACGGTCCCACGCGATCGTGTACTGTCGCGTGACGCTCGCGGTGCCCGTGTAGATGTTGAGGAACGCACCGGTCACACCATCGGCGGACAGGTCCGTCATCTCATCTCCCCAGTGCTGCTCGACGAAGCCCCCTCGCGTCTGGATGCGTTCAATCTTCTTTGTGTAGCTCTCCGCGAAGCTCTGAGGATTCACGTGCATGACGAGCGCGTGAGGCAGAAGAGCCTTGGTGCTATCGAGCGGGCTTGTGATCTGGAACGCCATCGGGATGAAGGACCGACGCGAGTCCACACCATGGACGTACGAAGGCTGATTCGTCGGCCCGGGGTTGATCGGGAAGTTGTTCGGATTCGAGGGTGAGTTGATCGCCGGCATGGCTCATCATCCGAACTTGCTGCGGCGCTTGTAGTCGGCGATGCCGTTCATGACGTGACCCTGGATGATCCGGGCCAGCTCGTGACCCCCAACGCCATTCACATGCACGTTGACGGGACCTGTTCCGCCGCCCCCTCCAGCCGGAGTGATCTTCTCGCCCTTCCCGATAGACGTGAAGGCTTCGTGTGCTGGCGCCTTAAGGGTTTTCGCGATGCCGCCCTGGACACTAGTGACATAGGCCCCGTCCGCATGTGCGGGCGCCATAGGTCCAGTCCACCCCATATCCTTGCGGCTACCTGCCACAAGAGAGTGGACATCGGAAGCCGAGAAGGTCCCTGCTGCGACCCCTTGCGCCATCTTATCCGCGTCCCCGAGCTTGGAGTAGAGGAAGTACTCCAAAAGAGACTCGCGATTAGCGTCCAGAACGCGATCGTGACCCTCCTTCCAGAACTTGTCCTTCATGAAGGACTCGTTGAGCTTGATGCCCTTGACCCAGAGCACGTTGTAGAGATCATTGAGCGTCGTACCGCTCGTCATGTTCTCCATCTGGTCATTCATCTTCTCGGTCGTGGTCGCCGTCTGCGCCGAAGATGCCTGTATCTGCGAGGTGTTGTCCGCCGTAGTCTGGACGGCCTTGGCTGGTGCAGACGGTGCAGCACCAGGACCAGGGGGGCCTACGAAGTCGTTGTCTCCGGGAGCAGGACTCTTCACGTCACCGGGGCCTGGCGGACCCACGAAGTCGTTGTCTCCGGGAGCAGGGCCTGTGGCCTGGAAGTCCTTGGACTGATCGGGCATCAGCTGTGCTTGGATCTTGTTGAGCAGCCGTACCTGGTCTTCGAGAGGTACCTTCGCTGCGTCCATGGCATCCTGAAGACTCTTGCCTGCATCAAGACCCTTCTGGACAGCGCCGGACATGGTCCCGCCGATCTTGTCACCGTTGGCTGCTTTGGCGAACTGACTCACTCTATCACCGGTATCCGAGACAGTCTTTTCAAAGGCCGCAGAGACAGCCTTCGCGAAGTCCTCGGCAGTAGGCGCCTTGGCTGCCATGGCCCATAGGGCTCGCGCCTGGGGCTTGCCCGCGGCGATCTGCATCTTGGCCTGCCTGCGCGCATCTGTACCGCTTCCAAGAATGTCGAAGTGCGCAGCCATATCTGCGATCGTGTCGTAGATGGACGAGAAGAGGTTGTAGAGCTGGTTCATCATCCACTGCGACAGAGCTTCGATCTTGTCTGAGAGCGTGCTCGTGTACTGCGCTGTCTGCTGAGCGTAGTTCTGCTCCTTCGCCGAGTCCGTCAACGCCTTCTGGTCACCCTCATCGAGCGTGTGGAGGAGCTGATCGTAGCCCGCCTCATCGATTGCCTGCTGGTCCTTGGCATCATCCCCAGTAAGCTTGATGCCCGCCTTCTCCAGCGCGGCCCTAGTCGCATCACTGTGGATGTTCTTCTTGAGCATCTTGCGCTGGTCGGTCATCGCGATGCGCATCTTGTAGAGGTTCTTCGACTGTTCAATGGATATGCCGAACTGATCCGACATCATCTCGCGAGCCAGAGAGAAGTCGCCTCCGAACTTTGCCATCGACTTATCGAGAACCTGGAGCTGTGCCCCGACGCTAGACTCACCGAGCGCTTCACCGGTCCCGAACGCACCGCCCTTGCGCATCTGCTTCTTGGTCTGAAGCTCCAAGTAGGCTTCCTTGTAGGTGCTCCGCATCTTCTCGGGCATCTTGTCCAGAGCCTCTTCGAAGCCGACACCGCCCTCAGCGATCTTTTTGCCCATCTCGTCAGGATCGATCGCCCCGCCGATAGCCTTGGACATCTTCTCCGCAAGGTCATCTGTTGCGAACTTGATGTCACGATCCACGACCTTGCCACCCTCCGAGCCCGAGAGGATGTTGAGCTTGAGCCTCTCGGCGCGGCCCATGTTCTTGACCGCTTGCATCGAGGAGCTGAGGAACTGCTGCGCGTTCTTGGGGTTCATGACCTTGCCCAAGAGCGTCAGCATGTGGACAGCGTCCTCCATGCGGGTGTTGTAGAGGTTCAGGTCCGCCGAGACGCCACGGATGATGGAGAAGAACTTGTTGGTGGCGATGCCAGACTCCGCCGCGCCCTTGGTCATCATGTGGAAACTGAGCTGCACGTCCGTGAGGCTCTGACCCATCTCGGTCATCATCTCACCCTGAAACTGCGTCAACTCCTGGAGGCTCACACCGAACTGACGCGAGTACGCGACAGCCACATGGACGGCCTGCCCGAACGCCTGCGCCTGCTTGGTCGCATCCTTCGCCTCAAGCCCAACGTCCTTGTACTGCGTCTGGAGGTCTTCGAGCTGCACACCCTCTTGGCTCAGTGTCGTGAGGACCGCCATATGGTCCTCCTTGCTGATCCCCCACTTGATGTTGCTCCACTGCGTGGCGCTATCGCGGATGTCCTTGAACTTATCCCCCAAGTCCGAGATCGCAGCATCGCTGCGTTGCGCGTTCTTGTAGAAGATGGCCGCGGACCCGGACACCTGCATGATCTGCTTGTTCATCTCCTTCGCCTGCGCTTCGGCGTCGATGAACAACTTGACGATGGCCGATACAACACTGCCGAGAATCGTGATAACGGGCCCCAGAGCACTGAGAGCTTGAACGATCGGGCCGAGGACCTTGCCCAGGCCGCCCACCGCCTTGGAGAGTCCACCCAATGCGCCCATGCCGAGCATGCCAGCCTTGCCGCTGACTCCGCCCTTGGCCCCCATCTTCTTGGCCTTGTCGAAGAAGAACCGGCTCCCCTTCTTCCAGAAGAAGTCACCCGCCTTGGAGATGCCCTTTCCCATCGCGCCAGCACCGCTGGTGATGCTCTTGAGCGTCTCGGCAGCCTGCTCGATGGCCCCCTCGATGTCCTTGCGCAACAGGGCGCCAGCCACTTTGAACGCGCCCTTCACAACCCCGCCGATGCCGAAGACAGCCTTCTTGCCAGCACGACCGGCCCCATGAAGGATCGAGGCACCCTTGTGCTCCTCCTTGGCCATCTTGAGCAGGCGCTTCTTGTCCTCGATCTCCTCCTTGATCTTGCGCTTCTCGGAGTCGGTCGCCTTCAGCATCTTCTGCTGCAACCGGCCGATGAGGACGTTGTAGTTGTGGAGCTTCTTGTAGCCGGTGACGGAGTCCTTGATCTTCCGGCCCATGGCGCGAAGATTGATGTCCGCAACCTTCTTGAGGCCCTTGCTGAATAGCTGGGACCCCTTGTTGAGGGCCTTGAATACCGACGAACCGCTGCGGTTGAGGGTCTTGAAGTTCTTGAGAGCTTCATCGACCTGCATCTGCAACTTGAATTGCAGGACTTCCTTCTCCGTGGGCATTTGTTATCTCCCCCTACGGAACGTTGGCGGTTGTGCCGCTGACGCCGGGATGTTGGGCTGTGTGGTCTGAGGGATGCTGATCCCCAGGCGAGCCATACGACGCTCGTACTGTTCGTCATGAAGCTCCGGGACAACTACCCGGGAAGCATCGGCTTGCGCCTCACTGTGTCTCTGACGAACCATACGCTCTCGGACCTCAACTGGAGTCAGACCGGACATATCTGTCCCGCCGACAAGTGTTTTCCCGTCGAACTCCGCCTCGCGTGCCCTGGCCAGATCCTCCAGCTCCGAGGCACGGTCCTCGTAACCCTTGCGGATCTTCGCCTCGGACTGCTCCACGATGAGGTCGTGCCAGTCCTTCTCACCTCGAAGGTCCTTGTCGAGCTGGTTGATCAGTTCCTCTGTCGAACGAGCGGCCACCCATACAGCCCCGTCTTTGAGCAGCTTGGGGCGCATTGGCTCCCCAAGTAGGACATGCCGTAGAAGCTCGTCTTTGCGCGAGACGATCTCCTCACGCTCCTGCCTTCGACGTTGGGTGTCCTGGTTGTAGATCTTGGAGATCCCCTTGCCGGCACTGCACGACCCAATGAACTTGGCGTGATCCCAGTGGTGTTCCAGGTTCTCCTTGATGTCCTCGAAGTGATTGAGGGCACGCCACGAGAGCTGCGCCCAATTCATACCGAGCCTCTCAGTACCTGAGATCCCGGTCAGGGCCGTCGAGGTCATGTCCATGTTGTGCGTCTGGAACCACCGGTACCTGGACTGCTTCTCTGTCACATAGCACTCGGTCAAGATGACCGCGTTGCTGGCGCGCCGGTTGATCTCGCTGATATGCCGGACGATGCGCTGCTTGACAGAGTGCTGAAAGTCCGAGAAGGTCTTGGCGATCACCGCAATGTGGTGATCCCGGTTCGGCAGGACGTTGATACCGTCCACCATGAGCACGCCATATGCCAGGAACATGTCCCAGAAGCGCTGCGACGGTTGCCCCTTCTTGGTGTTGCCGCCAGCCATCCGGATCAGTTCGAACTCGTGGTGATTGAGTGACTTGAAGACGAAGTGAACGTCGTTGATCTCCGCGCTCTGCGTAAGGAAGCCGTGGAAGAGCAGCGCCTCGACGTCCTTGTAGACCTCCGGGTTGACCTCGGGCTCCTTAGGGGCGGCGATGCGCTGCTTCTCTGCGTTCTCGGCCTGTTCGAGTTCTGCCTGCTGCTTGTCGTACAAACTGAGGCTGTCAGGCCGCTCGTAGTCGGTCCGCGAATGGAGGTTCGCTTGCTCCCTCCTGTAGTCACTCACGGACGCCACCATTCATCACCGCTGCGGTCGGAACTTGGGGTTGATGCCAGCCGTGGGGTTCTGCTCAAGGATGCTCGCGAGACCACGGGGGTCCACATGCTGCTGTCCACGCTGAGACAGCACAGCAGGAGCCCTGTCAGCAGGGGCCGCGAACGTTCCAGGTAGGGCATCCGGCGGGGGCGCGACCCCAGGCGGTAGGACCGCTTGTGGGGGTGCCGCACGCAGGGCCTCGGTGATGTTGTCCACTTCCAGCGGGATCTTCCCCACTGGCACTGCGGCAGCGCGAGCTACGGCCACGGGTGGGGTGACGGCCTGAGGCGCGGCAGTAGCTGGCTCCTGCACCACAATTGGGGCCTTGGGCATATCGGGGATGATCCCCGGTTGCTGGTTCAGGGGGACCCGCTGGCGCATGATCGAAGCGACCTGCTGGATGGGGTCCACCTTCTCGGGCGCAGGCCCCCGGGAGGGGGCCGGCTGTGGCGGCGGAGCAGCTGCGACAGGGCTTGCCTGAGGAGACGTCTGAGGGGATTCCTCAGGGGGCGGAGAACCGCCTGACATCTTCTGGTCGAAATCGCGCAAGGCCTCCTGGTCCTGAGGGGCCGTGAAGAACGTGTACCCGTTCTCTTCGAGGGCCGCCTTCAGGATGTGCGGTGGAACCTCGCTCTCCATCTCCTTCACCTCACCCAGGAGCCTTCGGAACTTCTCCTCCGAGGACTCTTCGGCGACGATGAAGGTCACCCCTTCCTTGGCCTTGTTCTCTGCGAGCTGCACCGCGTCCGTGAACTTCCGGAACGCGGTGAAGATGGCTTCCTTGCTCCACGTCGAGAGGATGTTCTTGCGGATCCAGTCGTGCAGTTCACGCTTGACAGTGCGTGTGGCCTGCTTGTTCTTGGGGTCCGGCTCCTCGACCTCTACGAACTCAGTGGTCCGGAGATCGACACCGTTGATCTCCACGATCGCACGGCAGATGTGTCCCTCTTGCCAGTTGTTGAGGTACACCAGGTCTTCCAGGTCCTTGCACTCCTGGACGACCGACTCATACTCGTCCGGGCGGAGGTTGCGTACTACAACCTCGCATTCGCCCAGGGTGAACTTCTCTTCAACAAGCCCAACGGCCTTCGCCTGTTGGAGTGCTTCGTTGAGCTGCCGTGCTGATATGACTCCCATCTACGTCTCCTTGTCCTTTGTGTCTGGACGAGACCGAAGATGGCGACGGATTTAGAAGAGAACGATGTACATCTGGGTCCTTGTCTCACGACGAAGAGACGGAGCCACTTTGCATCTGGTCTGGTCTGGTCCGATTTACATCTAGGATCGCGTCGCCGTCTCAGGCTACGTTTCCGGTTACACAGGCACCGGAATGACCGCTGCGCTGTTGCTTGCGAAGCGGAGAGAGAACCCTGCGCCCGCCTGCCCGTTGGCAGAAATCGGAGCGAGGCCCGTGTCGATGAACTCGCCGTACTGCGAGAAGCCGTCGATGACGTCAGAGACCTTGACCGAGGAGTTCTCGGCCACCATCGCTGCGTCTGACGTGTAGCTCGCGTTGTACGACTCGAACCAGCATCCCTCGAAGAACGTGTAGAGGGACTTGACCGCGATGATCGGGGTCGTCGCTGGATTGAAGATGTACTGGTTGAGCGGAGCACCGCCCGGGTTGGATGCAGGCTGCGCGTTCGGACCCGCGCCGACATCCTGCTGGACGCTGATCTCGCTGATGACCAGCTCCTGCTTGATGTCGAACGGCCAGCGGTGGTGCTTGAGCGAGCGGGCGATACCGTCGATGCCCGCCTTGTAGCCCACCGTCTGGAAGATGTTGGCCGTGTACAGGAGGGTCCTGTTGAGGGTCAACGTCATCGGCTCAGTGACACCCGGCACCAGCTCGGCGATCTGATCACCGAAGCCAACGCCGCGCACCGGATCGATCGTACGGGACTCGTCGGTTCCGAACTCGGAGATCGCGCCGATCTGCACGAACCCGCTTCCACCGACGGCATACCCGTAGACCTTGTTCTTCTGGGAGACGGCTGCGCGCGTGTTCGGCGCAGTTCCCATCCTGTAAATGTAGTTGCTGGTCGAGACAGGCATGACTGTTTACCCTCGTTCCTCAGACCTTCGCCGGAGCGAAAAGCCCGTGGATGTACTTTGCTTGCTGATCGAGGGCCGTCAGGTCCTTGGCGACCCAAGGCTGCGCGAGATCGACGTTGTTCACGATCTCAGTCACACGCGAGGCGATGGCGTAGAGGTCTTCCTTCGCCTTGGCTGCGTTGAACTTGCGTCCTGCCGTCACGAGAGCCTCGACCTTCGTGTTCGTCTCCTCAACAGTGTTGAGGATCGAGTCAGCGAGGGTCGTGTTTCCCTTGAGGCTTTCGAGGGAAGGCTGAGCAGCTGCCGGAGCCGCCACCGGTGCACCCTCAGAAGCCGTCTTTGCATGAACGGGCTTGGTCGAAGGCTCAGGAGCGTAGACGGATGTAGTGGAGGTGCTTGCCTCTTCCGGCTTCACACTCAGTGCATGACTGTGTGTCGCATTGGCAGGAAGCTTCACGTTGCCGTCCGCCGTGTCCACCTTCGGAGCCGAGTCGATGTACCAGGAGTCGTTCTTGCTCTGGTCACCCGGACCGTAGAAGTGCAGTCCACCGACCAGGGAGCGAAGCTCCTGGTGCAGCTTCGGCGCGATCAGTTGCCCTGAGGCGTGCTTGTCGAGAAGGGTAACGACCCCCTCGATCTTCCCGAGCCTTTCCAGGAGAGTCTTTGCGTCAGCCATGGCGGGTCCTTCCCTCATCGAGGTTCGATCAGCGTGCGGAATAAGAGAACTAGTGAAAGCCCCGGTGGTACCCCACCTGGATACATGGGGCTTCAAAAGCTCTCCCATGGCGTCAAGATCCACGGTCACAACGGCCGAACCGCCCTTGTTGAAGGCATCCAGCACCCTGCGGGCGAACTTCAACGGCGTCAGCTCAGTCACGAACCTCAGGATCGAGACGGTGCCCAGCATCATCTGCTGGCCCCCCGGCAGGGTCACAAAGTCGCGTAGACCGTCTGTACCGATAGTGACGATAGCCCTGCGCACGCCTACAAGGCCTTACGAAAGGAAACGTCAATCAATCGGGTCGTCGTCCTGATCGTCGTGATCTAGACCGTCATGGTCCAAGTCCACATCGAAACCGGGAGGGGGACACGGGATGGTGTCAATCCTACCTCCCTCCTCGGACTCGTACTCAACATCATCAAACACCAGGTGCGCGACATCACCGAGCAGCTCATCGAGAACGGGTAGGGACATAGTTGTTGCCTGTACCCGTCAGGCCCTCAAAAAGACTTCCATCAAATTGGGGATACCCAATGCCGTACCCCTGGGAGGGGAATGGAGCCACAACTCGTTCGCGATCCATTCAGGGGGTTGCCCCAATTTCGCCTCGATCTCATTAAGGAGAGATGCGGCCCGCACCAGGTTAAAAGGCACGTAAACGCTCTTTCGAGACGCGAGAACATCCAACCGTGAGTCCTCCCTCGCAGGCCCTACAAGCACGCCTCGAAGGTACCCTTGACGGTACAGATCGACCCATGCGAGGTTGAGAAAGTTACTGGTGGTCTCTGCCAGCACGAATCCATTTGTGCCCTTGTCTATGATCTTGGCTGTTGGGAGTTGCTGACCTACGTGCGGGAGTCGGCCCTCTGTGACATACTCGTAGATCCACCCAACGACAGCCCTCAGCTGATCCCCCTGCTCTCGCTTGGAGGTTTCCTTCGCGAAGAGGATGCTAGACGAGATGAGGAAGTTGGCCAGGTCGGGCTCAAGATGCGATAGCCCCTGGACACCTCTGCGGTGAGCGAAGTCCACAGCAGCAATGAGGCCAGGCACGGTCGGGTGCGTCACCAGGTCCCTGTGCAGGAACAGCGTGATGGCGAAGAGCGTGTCGAATTCGAGCCTCGGCGTGACGAACTTGTCCGGCATCGGCCGACCGAGCGCCATGTCCTCGTAGAAGCTCCACAGGGCGCCAGGGTCCACGACCGTGAACTCCTCCCCATGGTGCTCGTACGCGTACAGGAGCGGATCCGCCGCCTGCGCTCGCGTGAGACCCGTCTCGAACGAGATGGCCTCCTTGGCGAGCCCCTTGACCTTCGGATCGACTAGAACCTGAAGCTGGACTTCCACACCAGACTGTTACACCGAGGGCTCGGGCTCCTCAGTGTCCAGAGGCTTCTTCGACCAGTCGATGAACCGACCGGCCTCGATGTCCTCCTCGTGCTCGTCGAACATCTCCATGTACTTCTCGATGCGGTCACGCACGCCGTCGCGCCAGTTCTGCGTCCGCTTGACCTTGAGGATCATGTTCCTGGGCATGATCGGCCGGTTCTTGCCGAAGTCGTACATGATCATCTGGATGACGTCCGCACCGCTCTTGCGCGTCTGAGCCCCCTCCGTAGGGACAGTCGTGCGAACACGGATGCCGATCTTCGGCGTCAGGAAGAGGTCGTATGTCACCTCCCCCATCGAGTTGCCCTGCCGAGGATGCAACGCGTGGAAGGCCCTCTTGAAGAAGGTGTCCCACTCCTGCAACGAGGCCTCCGTGTAGACGGCCCCGGCCATGCCCTGCCGCTTCATGACGGCCTCCGATCGTATGCAGGTTCTGCCGGGAAGTCCTCGGGAGCCCTCGGGTCGTTGCTTTCGACCTCGAAGAAGCTGGAAAGGACAGTGGCCGCGTTGGAGGGCTCGGGCGTGGGGTCGTTCTTGCCCGCCACGTTCTGACCCTTTGCGAGCCCTGCCTCCGAGACGAAGACGCTCGGACCCGCGTCACGGCCGTAGACGCTCTTGGCCGGGCACACGAGGGTCAAGCTCTTCGCAGCGCGGGTCATAGCGACGTAGGCCAGCTGCCGCTCCGTCTTGAACTCCTCTGCGCGCTCCTTGGCAAGACGCTCCTGAGCTTCCGGCGGAAGGTTTTCCTCCCCCGGCTTAGGCCTGGGCTCGTACGGGAAGACACCCTTGGCCATGACAACAGAGGTGTTGTTCCACTGCGCGCCCTTGACCGAGTGAACAGTCGAGAGGGTCACGCAAGGCGGGGGCTTGCGCTCGTTCGGAGGCAGCTTCTGCTGATCCGCGTCCCACTGGTCGAGATCGATGCGCAGATCCTTCGAGGCGGACACGAGCTTGTCGATGCGCGCCTTGAACTTCTTGGGGTCGCTCGGATCGGTGGAGGGGTTCGCCGGGTCTGGCTGCGCGATCTGGAAGAGGAAGACTACGTTGCCAACCGGCTTCTTCGAGGGGTCGTCGTCCGGATCTGCCGGCGCGTCGCTTTCCTCCTCGTGGCTACCGAAGGTCGGCATCAGGACATCACGTAGCGTCGGAGCCTCCGCATCTCGACGCTCAGGCACGCCCTTGACGTTGAGGATGTCGCCGAAGAGGTCCTGTGTCGTGTACGGCTTCTCCTTGCCGGTCTCACGGTCATAGACCTTGCCGACCTCCACGGACTCGCGCATGCCACGGAGTGACCTGCCGAGAGCTTCCAGCTCCTCGCCCGTGGAACGGACCTTCCAGTTCTCCCAACGGTGACCGGGGTCCATCGCGTCCATGAACGCGTTGATGCCGGAGCGATCGTTGAAGAGATCGATGGGGTTGACGTTCTTGGCCGAGACGCCGAGCTGACGTGCCTTCTTCTCGACGACCTCGTTGACGATCCGCTCAGACTCCCCCGCCTTGAGGTAGAACCTGTTCGGCTTGTTCAAGACCTCGATGAGAGACTTCTGCATGCGCTCGAAGTCCTGGCCGGCAGCGAGGTTGAAGTAGCTCATCACCGTCACGGTCTCGGGCGACCGGAGGAAGCTCGTGCCGCCCTTGCGCGCGTACGGGATGCCCTGGATGATGCAGGCAGTCTCAAAGTCGTTCTGCTCCAGGTTGGTACGGGTCAGAACAGCGTAGTCCTCCAGAGGGGCGCCCGCATCAACGTCCTGCTTGATCTGCGAGACCACACTGAGGGCCCCCGCGGCGTGAGTGGCCGGCTCCTGAACGACAATCGAGGCCTGCCCACGCGGCTTGGACGCGTCAGGCACTGCCTCCATGGGAACCCCACGCGGGTGGTTCGTCATGAGCTTGTTGGCGTGATCGACGATTTCTGGCAGGCAGCGGTAGTTGGTTCGGATGGACTTGGTCTTCCACCCGGGCTTGCCGTGGAACTGTGTGAGCAGCTCCGGTCGAGCGCCGACGAAGCGGTTGACGCTCTGAACTTCATCACCGACGAGCCACTCCGACTTGCCGTCCGAGCCGTCGCCGATGTGCTCGCACATCATGTCGATGATCTGGTGCTGTACCAGGTTCAGGTCCTGCGCCTCATCGACCAGAACCTGATCGAACATCGACTGTACACGCTTGCGCACGTTGGGCTCGCGCTTGAGCAGGTCCCGGAAGAGGAGGATCATGTCCGAGAAGTCGCCGAGACGAGCCCTACCGTTGTCACGCCACTTCGCGAGGAACTCCCCCCACTGCTTCATCGCCTTGGGCTTTGTGTCCTTGCACGGGGGGCTCCAGTTCTTGTCAACGCCCTTGAACCCGTTGAGCCATGCGTACCATTCAGCCTGCGCCTGCTCCGCCTCCGTGTTGGCCAGAGCCCTGGCTTGTGCAGGAGAGATGTCGTTCATCATCCACGACTGCACGACATTCTTCGCTCCGCTGGGCGGGTCCTCCTCCCTGCACTCCTTCCAGATACGGGACATGTACCCACCGAATGCTCCGGGAGACGGGGCACGGCCTGCACGCTGGTCCTGATCCCCAGCCTTCTTCGATGGCGGCGTCATGAGCCACGTTGTCAGTGTGGCCTTCTCCTCTGGGGTGCCGTTCTCCACGACGAACTTGCGGAACATACCGTGCATCGTTCCGACGTTCATCTGCTTGAGAGCGTCATCGCCGACCTGCGCGCCGATCTTCTCACGAAGGTCTCGTGCAGCCTTCCGGTTGAAGCTCACAACGAAGATGCGGGCCGGGTTGACCTTGCGATCCTTGACCAGATAGGCCGCACGAGCCGTGAGAGTTGTGGTCTTGCCGGATCCAGCGCCAGCCAGGACCAGAACCTTGCCGTCTGTCAGAGCGGCATCGAGCTGCTCCGGGTCCAGATGTGCCAGGGTCGAGGGTGCGGTAGTTGCCTTAGAAGCAGCAGCGGCCGCCGTAGCGATGCCGATGACCTCGGACTTGGTAGGCGGGGCATCCGGCTCACCACTGACGTCCATCGCGCGCTTGGCGGCTTCCTGTGCGTTCTGCTGGATGACAGCCAGGCGATCCGAGTGATCCTTCGCCGCTGCTCCGGTCTCCTCACTGAGGATGGGGCCCGAGTTCTTCTTGGCGTTGTCGATGGAGAGCGCCTGCGAGTCGTCCAGCGTCGCCGTAGATGCAGCGTCCACGGCGTTCTGCACATCACCGGCACCAGCAACCTTCGCCGCCAGGTCGATCCAGTTCCGGGTGCGGGCATTGCGAACCGAGACAGTAGCAATCTGGCTCATCGCAGACGAGCCCTCAGCGTTGGTCTGCGCCTGCATGACCAGGCTGACCTCACGCCTCGCGCGTGCGGACTCGAAGACCCTGCGGATGGTGGCGGTACCTCCGAGGGAGAAGATGTTGCGCAGCTGGAGCGCCTGACGAGGGAGGCCTGCCCGGCTCGTAGAGAACCGGAACGCCTTGGCCAGCATCTTCTTGCGCGTCTCGTTGGGCATGTGGCCGGTCAAGAACGCGTGGAAGGCAGCCCCGTTCTGGGAGTTGGCCTGCTGGAGAAGGCGCAGGCCCTTCTTGAGCACGGGATCCATGGGGTCGTGCAGACCCGTCTTCTCCTTCAGGAACCGGAAGTAGGTGTCATAGGCGAAGATGAGGACGACCCACTCGGCAACCTCAAGATCACCGACATCTTCCACGTCCTCGTGGTGGGGCGGGACGGGTTCGGCAGCAGTGCGGCGGTCGTAGCTCATGGCCATCTCTATCCTTACACCCACTAGCCGATAGATGGAAGCAAACAGCCCCGGAGTCCGTGAGGAGCATCCGGGGCTGTCAGCGGGGACTTCCTAGCTCAGAGGCTCGCGCGGAGGTTGAACGTCAGCACGAGGTAGAGCAGCGGGAAGATGGGCTGGTAGTAGGCCGTGAAATCGAGGGTCGTCGGGTCGTTGGGGTCCACGATCGCGTTGACGCCCGTGTACGCGCCGATGATCTGCGCCTCGATGAGGCCCTTGAGAAGGGCGGTCATCGAAACCGTGACCTCGTTGGTACGCGACAGCAGGAACTTGGTCCCGACGAACGAGTCCAGGATCAAGCGGCTCTGCTGCTGCACGAAGTCGCTGATCTGCGTCACCGTGGGGAGACGCGTCAGGATCGTGGCCATGTTCGTCGTGAGGGCAGCCCGAACCCGGATGAGCGGTTGCAGCTCTTCGAGGATCGTGATGCCCGCGACTGCCGTCTGGTTGGCCGTCACTGGGTCGAGCACACGAGGGATGCTCGTGAAGCCCTGTAGCCGGCGACGGTCGTAGGGGGTTGCGACGTCCACCGCAGGCGAGCACCCCGCGCCGGCCACTGCCGCCGCGTAGAAGGTACCGTCCACGATGCTATCGTAGCTTGCACCCGTCTCGTCCTGAAGCGTGATGTCCGACGAGTCCGGGTAGAACGCCATGATGCGGTTCGAGAGCAGGCTCCGAACCACCGACTGGGCGTTCGTCGGCGAGGTGCCCGACGCAAACCCGATGAAACCCATCCGCTCGCTCTGGTTGCGGATGTTCGACTGCACTTCACAGTGCTGGGTCAGGTACGCGTAGACCGCCGTGCTGGTCGCGAGAGGCACGAGGATGTCGGGCTTCACGTTGCCAGGCAGCGGGGTCGCGAGGCTCTGGATGGCCGTGATGAAGCTCGCGTCCGACGCCTGATTGGTGTTCGGCACTGCGAGCACCTGGCTGATCCCGACGAGAACCGCACCGTTGAGGATGGCAAGGTAGGCCGCGAGGCTCACCCTGTTCTCCGGAGCCACGGGCCCGAAGTTGGCATTGATGGTGGCCTGCTGCTGGAAGAGCCGGACCGTGAAGTCCTGCTTCGTGTACAGGTAGGACACGAAGTAGAAGTCACCGACCGCAGGAGCCGTCCCGCTTGGGTTGAAGGTCTGGATAGACCCTGTGTCGTTCGTCCCGACATTGACCAGGTTGGAGACTGTCGTCTCAAGACCCGGGATGGCGTACGTGGGGATGGCCGAGGACACGTTGAACGTCTGAGAGACGAGCAGCGTGAAGTGACCACTGCCACCGTAGCTACCGATGCCGGACGGGAGCACCGTGAAGCGCAGACCCGTCACCGCGTCGATGTACGTCTGACCAGGGTAACCGACACCGGCCGAACCGTTGGTGTTCGAGGACGTGACCGTGAAGCTGTCGATCGGGTTCTCGCCGTTGTCCCCATCCGTGCCCGGAGTGAGCCCGATGTTGGTGGTCGGGTTGAACGCCGAGTTGGACGAGTTCGCGAAGGCGATGCTCGATGCCGATGCGCCGAGCGTGAGCGACTCGAACGTGATGTAGTTCAGGCCGTTGATCTGATCGACGTACGCGATGGCCCCAGACTTGAAGCCGGAGGTGGCCATCAGCTCGTCCACGACCTCGTAGGCGTTGACCAAGGTCTGGTTCGCCGAAGTGTTGGTCGTGAAGCCCAGGACAGCATTCGCCGATCCGAGGTTGATGACAACCGAAGAGCCGGCCGTGTTGGTCGGGCTCGTCAGACGCAGCTTGTTCAGGTTCCCGAGGGTTCCTGCCGAAGCGACACCCGAGAGACCCGGAGTCCCGTTGATGGCCGAGACGATCGCCGAAGTAGCGACAGACGAGCCATTCGGGAGCGTGATCGTGTACTGGACCCCGTTGACCATGATCACGAGCTGGTCGTTGACACCAGCCGTGATGTTGTAGGTGCCAGCGATCGAGCTGAGGATGGTCGCCGGCTTGTTGATCGCTCCAGTCGTGCCACTGGCCGTCTGGAAGGTCAGGAAGCCGAGAGTGTGCTCGACAGTGCCCTGCTCAATGGTGACTGCCGAGGGGCTGTCGAAGCCGCCGGGCAGCGAAGCAGGAACCGAGTAGCTGTAGATGTAGAACAGAACGTCGCCAGGGCTCGACCCGATCTGGGAGAAGTTGGCGAGAGCGTTCGGAGCCGTGCCCGAGAAGGACGCGTTCACGTCGATCTGGTAGTTGATCGCGGCCACGATGGCGGCAGGGCTGTAGTACCCACCAGACGCGGATCCGAAGACAGCGGTGTCTGTTCCCGAACCGGCGCCCGTGTAGACCGCCGTCAGGATAAGGTGGGCGCTCGTGACCGTCTGGACCGTGTAGAACGTGCCAGCCTGCGAGGCGAAGGTGACGATGTCCCCAGGGTGCACAAGTCCGACCTGAGAGGTCGAAGTTGTGACCGTGGCGTTACTCGTGATGGTGTCGTACGTACCCGTCAGAGCGCCCGTTGCCAGGGTCACTGCGACAGCGGTACCGTCGATGTTCAGGTTGAGGACGTTGGCAGGAGATGCAGCGATCTGGATGTAGCCCTGATCGCCACCGCTCTGGACGGGCGTCACATGCTTGCTGACGACCACACCGCGCACAGCATTCGAGAGGGTGGTCGTCTGGTTGACGCCGTTAACCCCAGTGACCCACGTTGCCGAGGACGGACTGTAGAAGGAGTACGGCTCAGCGTTGCGGTTCGTGAAGCTCGCGTTGTTGGAGCCTGTCGTACCGAAGGTCACCGTCACGATTTCGGCAACGGGGGTACCGGCTCCAGTCATGAAGGCGTCGGGGATGCTCTGCACACCGCGCGGCCAGATGACCGGCTGGCTGAGACCCGTGGTCGTTCCGAACCGGACCTGCCACGCGTTCGTGTTCTCGTTCGCGTCGAGGATCGTGTACGTACCTGCTCCGAACGGACCAGGCGTCGTGCACGTCAGGACGAAGGTGTCGTCCGTGATGCGGTTGTACCAGAAGGTTGCCCAGGCGCCGAAGTCGGGCGGAACCGGAGCCGCCAGGGTGACGAGCCGCTGAGGACCGTCAACCGCAGTCACCGTGACAGGACCACGGTTGAGGGCGTCGCGGAAGGACCGACCGACGTAGACCTTCACGAGGTCCGGACGGTTCGTCACGAGGTCTTGGCGAGCGTTCGTGACCGAGTTGTACAGAGGCAGGCCCAGTGGCGTGTCTCGTCCGTTTCCGGTCGTGGGAACCTCGGGCAGCGTGAACTGGTTGGACGAGACCGTTGCCGGGATCGTCGTCGTGTTCACCACTCGGGTGCACGGTGCCAGCCAGAGCTTGTCGTCGATCAGCAGACCACTGATCAGGGTGTCATCGATCGGCTGTGCGCCGGGCGATGTCGAACCCGAAGCGATGATGAAGCTCGTTCCCCAGAGGATGACCGAGACCGACTTGGAGGGGTTGGAGATCGTGAAGTCCACCCCCTGCACGTAGTCGTTGCGGCCAGGCGAGATGCCGCATGCGAGCACCTGGGTCACTTGGGAGTTCGGCAGGTAGTCGAACGTGGACTGCCAGGTGTTGGCCCAGTACTGGATGGTGACCGTCGTGCCCGTTGCAGGCGCGTAGGGCAGCACCACCGTACCGTTTGCACCGTCGAGGCTCGTCGGGATGACCTGGACGTTGTTGACCAGGACGACCACCTTCGAGGTGTCCGTCGTCGTCACACCGCCGCCCGTGCCGTCCACGACCGGGATGTTGTAGACCTGGAACGATGCATTGCGCTTCGTCGCAGTTCCGGCCGAGAACCCGAGGATGCCGTTGGCATTGCCGCTGCCGACAACAAGGTTCTGGGTCGTAGAGAACTGGATGTGGTTCAGGCCGTCATTGTCCGCGAAGACCGACGCCACGAGGTTTGCGATACCCGCAGCGTTGACGACCGCAGCCAGACCCAGCGCCGTATAGGACGCAGCTCCGAGGCTGATCGTGGACGAGACGCCGTTGACCGTGAGGACGATCTGGTCGCTCTGCCCGCCGACCACAACGTAGTTCTCGAAGGCCGGGGCGATGAGGGTCGCAAGGCTGTTGCTGACCTGAGACGAGACGTTGTCCGTGAACGAGGTATCGCCACGGTGGAAGTAGTAGGTGACGTTGACCTGGTCGGTCGGCTGCGTCGGCACCTGGAGGGTGATGAGACCCGTGGCGCCCACAACAGACGCGAGAGCGACTGGGGTCCCGTTGACCGTCACGGTCACGGAGTTCGTGTTGTTGCTGACGATCCCGGTGCCCTGCCCGTTTGTGATCGGGTAGTTCTTGACCTGGAACGTGACCAGCAGACCTGTCTGCACACCGAGGATGAGGTCCTGGGGGTTCGTCGCGTTGACGACCCACTCCTCTGTCACGTCCTCGTTGACGATCTGCTCGTCGGCCGAGCCGGACGAACCGCGCACGATCTCGACGTTGTCGTTTTCCAGCGACTGCTGCCCCACGCCAATGATGACGGGGATCCTAAGACCAGCCGTCAGATTGGAGACGTTGGAGTCTGTCAGCGTCCGCGTGTAAACGCCGGGCGGAACGTATGAAATGAACGGGCCGAGTGCCATCCGAGTACCTCAGCAGGTGAAGAGGGTACGAAGTCCCATCTGCATCTGGATGCGATCTGTCGAAAGAGAGACAGAGTGCTTTTCGCTGATCTAATTCGGATACGGATCTCGCCCGTTGTGGCGCTGACGTTCTACGCTGGATAGAGTTACAAGAGAACTAGCGATGCTCGCCGCCATCGTCTCGCTGCGTCCTGACGGACTCTATGGCGGCCTTGGCAAGGTTACGTCGCGCCGTACGCCCACCAGGTGTCATAGGCTCATAATCAATGTAATCGCGGCTGTTGTGGCGAATGAGGGCGTGCGTCCCACCTTGGCGACGTGCTTCTGCCTTCACCTTCTCCCGCTCATTGATCATGGCCCAACGGACATCCGCATCCCGGCCCACGACCTTGTCAGCCGTCGGATAGTCGTTGTCATGGACGCCTGTGTTGGCCGTGGAGCCTGTCTGGTCACCTTTGAACCCAAAGGACATGGCGTCTGAACCCCAATCCCGGGCTGAGTCCTGACCACAGCTGGGACACGGATGCGAAAGGTGCTCCGCCATCTTGAGGGTCCGCTCGAACTCGATGTTGCAAGCCTCACATGTGAACGTGTACGCGGGCATGGGGTCCTCAGATGATCCGTTCGAAGTCGTTGTTTCGGCCGTTGAACAAGGGAAGCGTCGGGTAGATCAGCGGACTGGCGACACCCCCAATGAGACCGGCCGCAGAGCTTTGGTCCGTGGGGTTCGCTGGTTGACCGGTTGGATTGAGCTGCTGGACACGGCTGATCGTGAAAGGCAGGGGCACGTGCACTTCCCAGTCCGCGCGCAACTGAAGGGAGAGCGACGCCGTGTACATGTAGATGTCGCCCGTCTCATCCATGGGCTCTTCACTCTCGCCAGACATCGACAGGTCGATGATCTCGATGCCCTCGTTTTCCAGTAGGGGCTTCTTGTCGGCCCAGAGGGTCATCATCGCGAAGTCCGAGATCTCTTCCATCGCCATCGGGTCCTGCGCCACGCAGTCCAGCTCGAATGAGACCTCCCACTTACCACCGTACGCTTTGGCCACATCCACGCGATCCGGATAGACCACCACCGCAACCTTATCCCCGACGCGCGCACGCTTGCCGAAAGCCATGATGACCCCTGGCAACGTCTTGAAGTCAGCGACGTTCCAGAAGAAGGGCACGTTCTCGATCGAGGGGACTGCGTAACGGTACTCTGCGTAGACGTACGCCCCAGGGTTGAAGGTCGTCGTGAAGTTGATCTGACCGTTCTGGTAATTGACCTTGTAGTCCTTACCCTCAGTGAGCTGCCACTTGCCGTTCTCGTAGAGGCGCACCGTGCCGGGGGCCGGTATGTTCTGGAGCTGCCCCTCTGTCTCGATGCCAGACCGGAAGTGGAGCAGCGGCTCTTGTGGTACCGTCAAGAGCGGGTCGATCGTGTAGAAGCCCGCGTCTGAGGCGTTCTGGGGTACCTTGAGGATCTCGATGTAGTAGACCCCCGGATGGATAGGCAGCTGCCCTTGATTGTTTGCAAGGACAGCCTGGTCTTCACGCACCCACTCGATCGGGTATGCGGGAGTGCCGTAGTAGAAGAGACCCACATGGCTCTCAACCGTGCCCATGAAGTTGTCACCGGCCAGAGAGATCTTGTTTGCGCTAGATCCCTTGACGACAATGCCGGACTGCGGCCGCTCCTTGAAGGAGTACTTGTTCTGGATATACGGAACGATGTCGCTGTAGATGGGGTGCCGCGCGAACGAGCCCTTCAACTCGTTGATGATGCGTCTCTTGAGCGCACCGATGATGTAGTAGTACATGCGGCTTACCCCCGAGTCTCAGCTAGAGTGCTCTTCCATCGCGAGGACCAGCAGGCCTTCTGCGACAGCGGTCATGGGATCCTTGGCCATCCGGATCTCACTGATCTCGATCGGGAAGCCCTTCTTCTTGATCTCGGAGAACTCCGACTTGAAGACCTCCTCGAATCCGCCTGCCTTGCTGGTTCCGCCCGAGACGACGAACGGGATGGGACCCGGCAGCTCGATGCTGGCTTGAGCCTTACGGAACTGCACCGCGATGTTCTCCAGGCAGTGACGCACGAGCGCACGGATGTAGAGCGAGATCGCCTCTGCATCGCGGTCCCCTTCCTTGGGGTGCGCGAGATCCACGCCCTTCTCCTTGATGGAGCACATGCGAGAGGCCGTGGAGCCGGTTGCCTTTGCGGCATGGGAATCCACCCAGTCACCCCCGCGAGCGAGGGAGAAGTCCAGTCCCTTGATGGTCTGGTATGCAAGGGCCACATTGCACATACCTGAACCGAAGGAGACGGACAGACCCGAGAAGGTCTCGTCAGCGCACTGGCTGTAGATGATGGCCATCGCCTCATTCATCGGATGCGCCGTGAAGCCGTGCTCCGTGATGATCTTGCGGAAGATCTCTGTGTGGTAGACGACGTCCTGGTCCGCCATGTCCACGGGTGCGGCAGGCACGCTGTAGAAGCAGTGCTCGTCCTTGCACGAAGGCTCCTCCAACACACTCTTGACGAGCAAGCTCAGGATCTGCTGAGCCTTGAGTTCTCCGGCGGCGATGACGCCGTTGCTGAGGGGTCGGCGCACCTCCCGCTTGAAGAGGTTGGCCATCGTCAGCGCTGAGTCGCCGATGACGATGAGCTGGCTCTCGCCCATCTCGATGTAGTCCACCTTCGAGAGTCGGAGCTGCTTCTTGGCCTCCGGCTCCAGATCGATGAAGGCGTCGCGGATACGGTTGGTAGAGACCTTGTCGCCCACCTGGCGCGCGGCAACGATATTCATCGTGCCGATGTCAATACCAACACCCTTCCTGGATTGAGTCTGTTCCGTTGACATGTGCATCCTCTCTCATCTGGCCGGGCGTCACCCGGCAACGTCACTTGGTCTTCCAGTCGGAAGCTGTCTTTACGCCCTTGAGTCCTGCAATACCTGTACGTTGCTTGAGTAGATAAACGAACCCCTCGCTCTGGTCAGCGACGTCTTGGAGCAGATTGTCGATGCCGTGGGAGAGCAGGCCCTTCTTCTCCAGAAGCTCGTAGGCGACCCTCAAGAGCACAAGGAACCGCAGGACACCCTTGAGGGAGATGAGCACGCACTGGTCAGGATCCGCCTGCATGGGTGCGGCGTTGTACAGGTCCTTGATGATGAGGAGCTGATGCGTGCTCTGGATGACCGGGTTCACGAGCAGGGGAGTGCCAGCCCCCACCGCCCGCTCTGCAAGCTTGTCGATGAGCGGGAGCGTCTCGTTGTAGAGACGGTCGAAGAGCAGGTGGTCGGCGTAGAACGAGCCACCCCGGGTCTGCCAGTGATGCGTCTGGTGGATGAACCCCAGCGCCCGCAGGTACGTCAGAAGGGCAGCCAGCTCCGCCATCGACTGGTCGCCGTAGTCGAGCAGGAAGTGCATGAGGACGTTCGCCACGTCCTCGTTTGCAGCCTCCTTGGCGACGAGTGCGCGCACCTCGGCCAAGGAGTCACTGTCAGGGACCTCAGAGGCCTCCTTCGGACGCCCCTGTGCCTTGCTGTCATGGGGCCCCGGAAGATAGGGGGGCCCCATCTTCAGGTGGTCGTACGTCGTGGGATCGTGCCAGACCGCGTAGATCGAGTCGGCGTGATTGCCCGCGTACGGATCAATGGCAGAGCGCTTGCCACTCACGGTGGATCAGCCCTCAGCCTGCCAGTCGGCCTTCTTGCGCTTGTTCTGGACCTTGCCGCCCGGACCTGCCCCCATGGGGGCGTTCTTGGCCTCTTCACGGAGATCCTGACCGACACCCGAGGGAGTCTCGCGCACGGGCTTGGCCGTGAACGTCTTGCCCGTGTACGGGGAGCGGACGGTCAGCTTCTTCTCCTTGAGCCAGAACTCGTTGCCGGTGGGGTCAACGTACTTCCAGAGCATGGCGCCGACAGCCTGCTTCTTCTCGCCCTTTGCGAGCTTCTCGGTCAGCTCACTAGCCTGCTTCTTGAGCTTGTCCTGGACGGGGTGCATGCACGTCTCCTCTGTACCTTCGCGCAGATAAGGAGAAGTTCAGGGCTTGGCCTTGCGCCGCAGCTCCCGAAGCTTGTCCGAAGCGCCCGAAAGGGTGCTATCCGACTCAGTTTTCTTGGCCTCAATACGCGTCTCGGCGTGTTCCGGCCGGATGGTTGTCGGAATGAAGGTGGGGGCATCATCCACAACCCTTGGCTGCTGCCCAAGGGGCATCTGGATGTACTGAACCTGAGGCGCGGGGGCATTCAGGGCCCCAGAGCGGAGAAGGTCCAGGATAGAGTCCAGCTTGGCTTGCTGACGTCCCTCAGCCTCTTGTGCATCTTGGCGCTGCTTGGCGAGAGTCTCCCGGAGCTGCCGGTTCTCTTCCTCAAGGGCTTGCTGGCGGTCCTGCACGGACCTGTCGGCCGAGGCCTGTGTGGGTCCCATGAACTGTAGCTCGTTCGCCACATTGACGGACCGGTTCGCATAGGGGCCCGACTGGATGAGGCAGATGCACTTCTGACCAAGGGCACGCCACAAGTCCTTGGACTTCTGCGCCTTCTCAACAGGAATCGTGACTGTACACCCATGAGCCACCCCGACCCGTATGTCCTCGATGAGGTGGATCCCGGACACGAGACCAAAGACAGTGATGTCTCCCGCCGCCATCAGAATCGACCTCGAATGGCACTGCGAAGCTGAGCGACCGCTGCGGCCGCCATACGCTCGCGGATGATCTTCCGAGCCTCTTGCTTAGCCTTGGTCACGAAGTCCACACGCTTACGTCCCGGGTGCCACCAGCTGCCGTTGGCCATCGACTGAGGAGTGGCCCATCGGAAGATGATCTCCCCGGAGTCCAGCGTGATAGGGATCGGTACCCTGGCCTTGACGAGCCACTTCATCTGGACCTTCCGACGCCCATTGAGAAGGGGCATGAAGCCTGGATGGTTGGTCGTGATCAGCAGGCTGTTCGGGAAGATCTTGATCTGGATGGACTTCGCCAACGACTTGCGGGCCCGGTCTGAGAAGGCCGGAGTGTTGAGCAGCCGGGCCTTCAAGCGCCGGTTCAACTCCGCCTTGAGCTTGCGAAGGACCGTCTCCGGATCGACCCTCAGGTCCTCCCCGGCCAACGGCTTCAGCTGTACGCCACTGACACGTGTGCGTTGCATCAGTACTCCGTGTTCCCCCAAGCATCAGTCTCACCACGAAGCTGGCGCTCTGCGGGGATGTCCGGCTTGTTCGTGATCTCTGTGCTGGCCTCTTGCTCAGGACCAGAGGGCCTGAACTCCACCGCCATGTACTTGACGGGGTTATCGACAGGCACCTTGTGGCGTATATCCTTCTCGTCGAAGTGTCCGACCGTGAAGTGCTGTTGCAGGACCATACCTCGACTCGTCGGCATACGGACTGCGCCGATGGAGTACCGCTCACCGTTGATCTTCACGAAGAAGTCCCGGTGCGCGAGCAACGGAGTGGGACCCGTCCACGACTCGTACGTGTGCTCGACCGTGCGCCCTGTCTCCTTCTGGGAGATGCGCTTCTCCGAATCGTCGGGCGCAATGATGATGTCGTACGGCCCTTCGTAACCCCCAATGATACCTGTCCCGTAACAAAGGGGATCATTGTTGACTGGCTGCTTGTGTACGTCGTCCGGGATACACGGGCACGTAATGCCGACCTGCTTGCGCAGGAAGAGCTTCACGCGTTCACCGGCCTGCTCCAGCATCCAACGGTTACGCCGCGCGGCTTCCTTCCAGATCCAGTCGATCTTCTCCAGCTCGTAGGAGTTGGTGCCAGTCGCGTGTTCTAGCGGCGTCTCCATGGGGACCTGCGACTGCACAACACTCGTGCTGTGATTCACAGGGATGCCCACCGTGGTGACGAGATAGAAGACCCTTTGCACGAGGTCCGTGCGCACAAGCGTCTTCGTGTACCGGTAGGAGCACGTCACAACACTCGTTGACGAGGGGACCACCGTGGGAGATAGTTCTGCGTTCCCGTGTCGGGGTACCGGCGGACATCGATCTCCACCTCACCGGTCTGGCCGTCCACACGCAGGACAGGCACTTGTACGCCGTCCACGAGGACCTGCACGTCATGGGGGGAGTTGGCATAGATCTGCTGCGACGCCTCCTTGACGATGGGGTTGAAGAGGGTCTTGAAGACATAGCGAGGGCCGTAGCCGGCCATGCCCGTGCTCTGCTCACCGAAGATCATCCAGCGGCTCGATACATCCTCGTCTGTCACGAGGTCGTTGTTCGTGTGGTCTTTCCAGTAGCGAGACCCGATCGGTAGCTGGTTCACGCGCTCGTAGGGGCCAAACTCCGAGTCGAACGACCGGTAGATGTTGACCCCCAAGATGTTGAACCGGCCGTTGATCGACAGGATGCCGGGATCGTCCCAAGTGAGGTCGTACGCGCCCGGCTTGTACCCGCTGCGCATGAAGAAGTTCAAGGGCGAGATAGGCCACGGCGCCCTGGAATACTCCAGCTCGATCGGCTTCCGGTCCCTGTTTGAGGCGTACGACATGGAGGTTCCCTAAAGAACGACCCCCATAAAGGGAAGAGTCACTGCGCGGGTGGCGTGTCCTGCGCGAAGGTGATGACACCTGTCTTCGCGTCCACCTCGACAGGTGTGTTGGGACCAAGGCCACGGTCAGACAGCTCCTTCGCGAAGAGCTTCTGCTTCTCCTCGTCGAGCTGGCGGGCCGAAACGAGGATCTTGATCTTCTCGTGCTCCAAGTCGAGCAGCTGGTCTCCGAGCTGGGACCTGGCGGCCGTGATTTGCGCCATCTTCTTCAGCACATCCGGCGAGACGGGATCGTTCGGGGTCAGACGTGTCGGGGGCTTCTCGGTACTCATCTTCATCCTCCGGGGGCGCGTACAGTCACGCGCTCATCCCACAGAGGGCGAGGCATAAGAGGAACCGCTAGAACCCGACGAACTTGCGGGGACTTAGGACCCCCCTACCTGCGTAGGGCCCAAAGGCGCTTCGGATACCGGTGCCGTACTTGGGCTGCTGGACGCCCTTGAGGTAGTTCACGGTCGCCTTGCCCTTTTCGAGCTGCGTCTGGAAGTGCTCGCCCGCGGCCTGCTGAGCGCCCTCGTACTTGGACGCCTTCTCCAGGTTGAGCGAGACCCCGCCGATGCTGTAGTCGAACTCGTCAGCGATCCAGTTGGCTCGGATGGCTTGCAAGGCGTAGTACGTGGCGCCCGTCAGAAGCATCGTCCTCCACTCAGGGAAGCTCTGCACCATCTGAGCGATGTTGGCGAAGGGTGTCTTGGGTGGGGCCGCGATGATATCGTTGAGGGCAAAGAACATGTAGTCCAGGAGTTCAGTGTCCTCCCAGATGAAGCCGAACACGCGGCTGTACTGCGAGACCGTCTCCTCGTGGGCCGGCGGCCGGAAGTGGTAGTTCCTATCCGGGTTGTTGTCGCGCAGCATGACCCGCAAGCGACGAGTGAGATCTCGCTCGTGGTGGTCCATCTCGTAGCCGCCCTCACCACCATCATGCCCTCGCGACACCTTGTCGATGACCGAGAAGTTCATGACGACCTGCTGGAGTGGGCCGCCGACGATTTCCCGGAAGCACCAGCGGATGCGATAGCTACCGATGTTGGCGTCCAGAGGGATGATGATGCTGGCGTAGTACTCGCCCACTGAGGGGTTCGCGGGCACACGATGCGTGGGCCCCACCAGGACCTCGACACCGGTTGTGACGTCGTATAGGGCGTAGCTGACCTCAGCGGCGTTGACGGGTGTGCCGTTGATGTTCGTCAGGTAGATGTTGAGGTCCTGCCTGCCGAGCTGCTGACCTCTGAAGAACGCTGTTGTGGCCATCTATCACTTTCCAGCTATGAGCGTGCGTTGACCCTGAAAGAGCTGGTCCAATTCATGGATCAAGGGCTTGGTGGTCTTGAGGATCTTCTCGACATGCTCGGGAGGCAGGTATGCCTTGCGGTCAGGGCGATTCCAGCGGAAGCCCATCTCTTTGCTGGGAGCCTCCATCGCATTGTCGATCGCTTTGGCAATCTGCTTGGCGCGCTCACGATCCTTGCCGGGCGGGATGTGGTTGATGCCGTCTAGCATCTCATTCACATCCTTTCGGTATTCCCCCATGATCGGAGCCATCTGCTCATGCAGAGGTACTGCGTAATTCGCGTCTTCCTTCTTGTGATGGCGTGCGAGCATGTCCTCGACCCATTCGATCTTCTTGATCGCACGCTTCGAAGCCTTCTCGACGTTTTCCTTCTCGGCAGGCTTCGCCGTGTCGTCGTGCTTGGGCCGCCTGACATCGTGGTTCTCGGGCTTCGCGCGAGGGTGCTCCTTGAGGTAGTCCCTCAGAGCCTCTTCGTTCGGGAATGTCGTCGCGTCGTGCTCCTCAGCCTTGACGGCACGAGCAAGCACATTGAAGACCAGTCGGGCGTTCTTGAGGGCTTGGATTTCTCGGCTCATGGTCAGTCCCATCCGCGCTTGGGCTTGCGGGGCGTCGTGTCGTCAGGGAAGTGCGCCGACACAGCGTCGAGCACCTCGAAGTAGTAGTCCTTCGTGATCGGTTGTGCATTGAAGGTTTCTTGAACGGTCCAGCGCACCATCCAGATGCCCGGTTGGCCACCTTCTCCAACAACTCCCGTGACATAGAAGTGGCCGACCTTGGGTCCAGGAGCCGGCGTGCGGTACGAGGGTCCGATCTGCTCCAGGAAGAGGTCGCGCACCATGAACAGGGTGTAGGAGACCGCGTACGGACCGCGCATGTGCTTTCGGTTCTTCGCGTCCTTCTCGTAGACGTACAGCGGCAGCTCGTGCTGCTTGAAGAGATCGAGCCAGTAGGGGCGCGCGATGATCTGCGAGACCGGCGTGATCCGGACGATCGGGATCGGCGGGACGTGGATCGGGTTGTACCCGCGCAGGAGCACGCTGAGGGGCGGCAGCGAGACGTACTGCGCCGGGGGCTGGACGTAGATGAAGGCGGGCTGCGCCGCTTGTCCAAAGCCCTTGAGCAGCTCGGCGGTCGTGGTCGGGTAAGGCGACAGTGGGTCTGCCGGCCCGTGGATGATCTCGGGAGCCTGAGCGGTCTGTCCATAGCCCGCGAAGAGCTTCGGTACTGCCGTGGGGTACACATCGCGGACATCGTACGCCTGAAGGAGCTGGGCCTTCTGAGCAGGCGAGCCGAAACCGGCAGCGAGCGTCTGAGGCGGGGGAAGGTCCGGAACAACAGGAGCCGGGACGCCCGGGTAGATGACAGGACGCTGAGTGGGCGTACCGAAACCCCTGACGATGTAGTCCTCGGGAGGCAGGTCCACGTAGGGCGACGGGGCCGGGAGCGATACAATGAACGGTGCCTGAGCCGGCAGTCCGTACCCTCGCGCGAGCATCTGGGGAGGTGGCAGATCCGGAACAAGCGGTGCCAGCGAGGCAGGGATGATGACCGGAGGCTGTGCAGCTTGTCCGTGCCCGATGGACACGTAGTTCGTGGGCGGTAGATCCGTCGAGGGTGGGACGAACGGCTGGAAGAGCGCTGCTCTCTGCGCGGGTGTCCCGAAGCCCTTGGCGATGTAGTCCTCGGGCGGCAGATCCGTTGTCGGTGGGAGCAGGTTCGTCAGATGGGCCGTGACCGCCACGGGGCCAAACCCCGCGTAGATGTAGTCGTGAGGCGGCAGCAGCGTGTCGGGCGGGAGGGTGAAGGCCTCCAGCATGGGGTGCGCAACGGGCACGTTGTAGCCCTTGAGCACGTAATCCTGAGGCGGCAGATCTGTCGTGGGCGGCGTCAGGAACGGCTGGAAGAGATGTGCAGACTGTGCAGGGAAGCCGTGCCCCGCGAAAATGTAGTCGTGCGGAGGTAGATCGGTGCTCGGAGGGACGAACGGCTGGTAGAGCGCTGCACGCTGAGCAGCTTGTCCGTAGCCCGCGAACACATAATCCGTGGGGGGAAGGTCTGTCGTCGGGGGAACGAACGGCTGGAAGACTGCCGCACGCTGTGCAGGGTTGCCGAATCCGGCGAACACATAATCGGTCGGCGGCAGCAGTGTGGCCGGAGGCAGGATGACGGGCTGCACCAACACAGCCAGCTGAGCGGTCTGTCCATAGCCCGCAAACACGTAGTCGATCGGAGGAAGATCCGTGCTCGGTGGGACGAACGGCTGGAAGACCTGTGCACGCTGTGCGGCCTGCCCATGACCAGCGTAGACATAGTCGTGCGGAGGCAGGTCCGTACTCGGGGGCACGAACGGTTGAAAGACCTGTGCACGCTGAGCTGCTTGTCCGAACCCCGCGAACACATAATCCGTGGGGGGCAGTATCGTGTTCGGTGGAACGATCGGCTGCGTGTAGACGACTGGTGGTTGCGCCGGGAACCCATGACCCTTGAGAACGTAGTCTTGGGGAGGTAGATCTGTCGCAGGAGGCAAGAGATCCTGCCGGTAGACGACGGGAGGCTGCGAGGGATACCCGAACCCCGCAAGGAGCTGCGCTGTTGTTGTGGGGTACGGGGACTTGGCGTCTGGGGGTCCGACAACTATGACAGGAGGCTGTGCAGGGTACCCAAAGCCCTGGATGGTGAAGTCCTGCGGTGGGAGGTCGGTGCTCGGTGGAAGCAGGTCCTGCTTGTACACAACAGGCGGTTGCGCAGCCTGACCGAATCCCTTGAGGATGTAATCCTGGGGCGGGAGAACCGCATAGGGCGCGGGGTACAGGTCCTGGTAGACCAGAACCGGCGGCTGCGCGGCCTGCCCGTGTCCCGCATAGAGCTTGGGGGCCGGCGGGAGATCCGTGCTGGGCGGGAGGAACGGCTGGAACGGAGGAGGCGAGTAGAGCTTGACGGGGAAGCCGAACCCAGTCGTGAACGCATCGACACCACCGAACGTCTGAGAGAACCCAGAGGAGAGCCACTGGTAGGGCGGCAAGTCCGCCGAGAAAGGCGTGAGCACGGAGTTGTCGTCGGTCGTGTAGATGACAGGCGGCTGTGCCGCCTGACCGAACCCCTTGAAGATGTAATCCGTAGGCGGAAGGACTGCGTAGGGAGCCGGCTGGATCGAGTAGACGACCGGGGGCTGGGCAGCCTGACCAAACCCTGCATAGAGCTTCTGAGGCGGCGGGAGATCGGGAACAAACGGAGGGGGCGCGCCGGGATAGATGACAGGCGGCTGGGCGGGGTAACCAAACCCTGCAAGTAGCTCGGCGGTC